TCGTCCAGGTATGCAGATGGTGTTTCTTCTAATGTTCCCCATACTTCTAAGATGCCTGTAAAATTCTCTGTGTATGTAGAAAATGAGTGGACTGATTCTTTATGATTTAATACTCTTCCACCAGGAATTCGACTGGTATAAAAACATGGGCGCGGGGCTCCGGTTGTAGGCGAGAGTATATCAGGTGTCCAATCTTCAGGTAATAGTGTTATGCTCGGCAAAGGAGATTTAAACGCTTGCTCTGTTATTTCTATCTCCATAGAAATATTATCATTCAAATCGCTGTATAGTGGTTTTTCGATATAATAACCGGGCACATTAGATACAAATTCTTCAGTTCTAATTAGCACCATAGTATATAATCCGGCAGCTATATTCTCTATATCGCCACTATCTAACATTAGACTAATTAACCCTTTTGCAGGGCCGAGCGTGCATAATTTTTCTAGTACAACTGTACTATTATCGGTATTAATAATTCGTGCATAAACTTGCTGATTGCACGCAATATCGTATGGTATCCTGTCAGGCCCTAATGCTCTGAATAGTACACGATTATCAATTCCTTTATGTGCTAAAATTGGATTTTTGTTCATAGGGCCGTTGTCCTTTAAAAAACACGAATTGCCATCTACCACCAATAATTGGCGAATATGGTCATAAAGATATATTTTGTGAAAAGTGATATCCATTATTCCAAATCTACTCCTCGATCTTTATTATATTTATTCCACGGAGTAAAATTGGACTTGACTGTAATACTTTTAATGTCAGTTACCCATACCCCGCCGTTATCCCCACTATACTCGTCGGATATTTTTAATGCAGCATTCTTATTGAGACTTTTTATACACGGTATTACTACTGCAATATTAACAACAAAGTTCTTATAACTACAAAGGTCGACTACTTCTTCTACATATTCTGGAGGAATATCTATAGTACACCATATATCTTTATCTAAAAAATGTTTTGCTACCTTCTTATATTTCGTTAGCATTGTCGGCGCATTCTTTGTTTTCGACAATGCTAACGTCAATTCTAAATATAAGTGGTCTGAATCTATCTCTGTTAAAAGTTCTTCTATCTTACTCAGGTCATTGATATCTGTAACCAACAATGTTTTCTTACCATAAGCTGCCGTATGTTCGATTTCATACCCGACTATAAACTCTGCACGATCATTCTTGCCGTGCTTAGTACTTTTATATTTCAGCTTTTCTGATACGAATTCGGATAATTTCATTGTTTTAATACCCTTTCATGTATTTATCATAGATAACATCAAAAAAAGTTTCAACCGATTTTAAAATGTATAAATAAGTCATATGATAGATTTAAATCAAATTCAAGAAAAATTCCCATTTCTTAGTGGGTTACGATGCCAAACATACGAATATATCGGTATTATTCAAAATTCTGACGATAAAATTATAAGCTTTTACGATTACGAATCTATTCGAACTCCAGAAGAAAAATTATTATTCCTAGAATACGGCGAAACATGGTGGTGGGAAAGTAACAGAATTCTGCCTATTAACATTTTCCTACAAGGCCAAATGCAGCCATTTAGGTATTGCATGAAAACTATCGTGAATAAAGATGTAGAAGTTATGTTTGGTACACTAACAAGTCTAAATAACATAATGAAGAAACGTATCAAGAAACGTCAAATACAATTGATCAGAAAAACCGATTAATCTTTCGACATCTGCTCAATTAATAAATTAAGATTTACAATAATAGCTAATGCATAACTTATAGAATGGCTTCTTTTGAATATATATTTGCCATCGCCGTCGTCAGTTTTTACCCAAACTTCCTTTCTTATCTTTTCCCAGCCAGCTTGTTGTAAATATGCTTTCGATGGTCGAATGATCGCAAGTATCATCGCTAAGTCTTCAACAGACTGCGGCATGTACTTTTTCAATAAATCGCTGTATCCTTTCAAATGAAATAATTGATCTGTTATTTCCCGAAACTCAAAAAAGTCCCACGGCGGTTCTTTATTAAGTAATTCTAATAAATGTTCTTCGTTACGCACATGTTCGTACATGTTTACGTTAAGGAAATCAATTTTGAAATAGCCGTAATCGTTTGCAATTCTGTGGTCAAGGGTAGATATGTTAGTGACAGGGTCACGAGGAATATTTTGAAAATAAACACCTGTAGGATGTTTTTCGAATTTATTATCGACGCGATCAATACGGCCAAAGATGCACTCAATACCTTTAAGGATATTATCTCTTCCAAAACAATCGATATCTACATCTGTTGTAACTTTTTTCATAGACCAACCTGTGTCAATAAATTTCTAATATATTCGACATCGTCGACAGACTTTTTAAATTTTTTCATCCAAAATCCCGGATCAATAATTTTGCCGATCATCTTTCCGTGATCTTCATTAAATCTGGCCATTAACTGATCGCCAGAATTAGCTAGATATAAAACCCACGGACTTATTCTTCCAGTTTTAATTAAATATGCTGCTTCGTTTGCAGATATATCGCAGAAAAAATTATTAAATGATACGTCGTTCTTTTTGCACCATTCCATAATTTCAGTTATAGTTCTTTCTGTTGCACTTTCAGCAGGTTCTTTTTTTATAATATCTTCAATATAAAGATCGTAGACAAAATCCTTTGTCCAATCTTTTAATTTAACACTATTTTTTATTACAAACTCTATAAATTGATCCGGGTACATCGGCTTTAGTGTCGCTAAATGATTTCCAAATTTAGCAAAATCTATATAATATGGGCTATCGATAAACTCTTGCACTGTCTTTACTTTTTTAGAGTTCATTGTCATTTCGTAAAATTTCTGAAATGTCCTAAAGCCTAATCGTGATGCAGGTGTATTTATTTCTGAATGGCGACGTTTTTTTACACATATGTGCGTATTCATTGTAGAAAGTTTAGCAAACGACTTATTGCAATATTTGCATATATTTGTTTGTTGCATAGAAGATAATGCTGCCATAGGTGCCAATAATGTGGTTCATGATATTATCGATAGTCGACTACTCCGTTGCTATAAGGGCAATCGGCACGATGTTTATCAATAATAAATATGCTAAGTAATATTATAGCATAGTAGCCAATGCTTAATCAAGACTACTACTTACAAGATATGCCGAATAAAATTATTTTTCCTTCGGTGTGCCCTTAAACAATTCTTTAATTTCTTTATCGTCGTACCCGTTATCCTTAAAGAATACCTGTAATTCTTCAGTAGTGTTTAATTTTAACATCAGTTCAATATCGTCGTCTTTCATCAACGGATATAAATCTACAAGTGCTTGTTCTAATTTGTTCTTCTTTGCGCCTTTGGGAGGTGCAATCCAGGGATGATATTGTTTTCTGTTTGTGCCACACAACGACAATAACATCCATTGCAATTCTGGATGCTTAGACAAGCTGTTGAAGTCACTATTAACTAAATCATTCACCATTATTAAATGATGATCTGAATAATTTTGTGATGAGCTCATGTATCGCATCAATACCCATAAACTAATCTCTTTCTTATGTTCGTCGGACAGATTCTTGTAGAAATTTTTATTACAAAAATCCATTGCAGGTAATTCCATATCGAGTGTAAGAGTGCTTACCTTTTTCTTAGGCTTCTCTTCTTCCTCTACAATGGCGTCTGGATTCATTTCAAAGAATGAATTGCGCCAATCCTCGATTTCATTACTCAAACAGTGCCCCAATATCAATTACATCCGGCAACTTATTTACTTCCTTAACAAACAGGGCACAGTTCGGACTCGGTTTATCTTCAAGTGGTACTACAAGAATATTACCATGTTTTAATTTTGGGAAGAACCACTTAACTTCTGCGTAAACATTTGTGATATTTATTTCATACGGCCTAGGTACCATATGCCGTAGCGGATTAAAAACCATAGTATGGAATCCACGATCATTAAGGCTTGTTAAAGGCATAATTTCCAGATCGCTGTAGTCAGAGTCGCATACAAGTATAGACCAGTCTAATGGCATCTGAACTGTAAATTCGCCTATTTTCAATACAACTGCTGGGGCATAAAAGCTTTCCAAGAAGATGAGTGGTATAAAGAAGTAATCGGGATTTTTAGGGTCCGAATAGTCGAGCACTGCGTAGCGAATATCCTCTATCTCATTTGGTATTTTATCGAGGTTGTATGCTACGTTGTCATTTGTGAGTATGTTCAGAATAGTTCTCCTAATATCGCTTATAAATTAGATAGATAAAACAAAATGTTCTATAAATCTTTACATGATTTATGTTAATATATTAACATAATAATTAACACTTAGTCAAGAATAACGGCCAAACCGTTGACTCTTTCTATGTTCGTCCCACATCTTGTCAAGTGCTGCCATGTCTCTTTTTACTGCTAGTTTTCCTACAGAAATTCTGCTAGACTGTACTCCGCAATTAATTAAATAGTCGCATAACATGTTCTCAAAACCCAAGTGTCTTATTGACATAAATGTTATTTTATATGCTGTGTCGGTATTATCTTCATAATGTAAAGAAGTAAAATGACTGTGTTCGTCTATAATATTTTCTTGACACTTTACATATAACTCGTTTGCTTCAAAGAATGTATTTAATAAACTAACATATCCATAAGAGATATTTGTATTGACTATCATATTAATAATCTACTTTCTTAACTGAAAAAGGGTATTCGGCTTCTTTATAAAAGGATTTTCTTTTTGTAAGATGCTTCTTACTATATTTACAATTAGAACATATGTCGTAGACATTGACGTGCGATTTATCTGGAGCAACTCTAATACCTCTACCAATACTTTGTATAACTCTGACGAAACTTTTTCCTGCTTCAAATAAAACAAGATTAAAAATACGGACAATGTTAATTCCTGTAGACGCCACACCATAAGTAGCGATAATGATCTTTCCGTCGACATCCTGCACTTCTTTGTATTCGTCTTTACGATCTTTTGATTTCATTTTACCTGATACAAACACCGAATCCGGTATAAGCGATTGCAACATTTCGCCTGTTTGAACGCGATCTACTAATATAAGTGTGTTACCGGTTTCTGCCATAGTAGTAACTTCTTTAGCAAGAAACTTTAATCTAGATTGATTTGTTGTTAACCACTTCAGTTCTGCTTGATAATTTGTAAAAGCTGCCTCTCCTAAATCCTGCAATTGCCACACGTTTATGTGCAATTGTGCAAGTATGCCCTTATCCTGAAGTTCTTTTGTATTAATTTTTCCTAATAACGGCCCAATGCAAGCAACTACACCGACTTTATCGGCTTCTTCCTCCGGCATGGTTCCTGTAAGACCCCAGCGAATCGGGGCATTAGCCAAATATGTCGACAATAGCTTTCGTAAGACATCAGCTTTTGCTTTGTGAACTTCGTCCACTATAACACAAACTACACCTTCGAAGAAAGCATTTATGTCTATTTCTAAATCTATTTCTTTCGAACGCTTTGCTAGGCTTTCCAAGCTTTGCCATGTACATATTGTGTGAGTTTTCAGATACTCTTTTCTGTCACCGAAGAATACACCTACATCTAATCCAAGGTTAATGTAATCTTCTTCAGTTTGTGTGACTAAATCCTTAGTTGGCACAATTACTATGCTGCGACCATATGTTTGAACTTTATGGCTAAGAATCGCCGTAATTAGGGTTTTACCTGAGCCTGTAGGGGCTATATTAATACCTGTAATGTTCTCTAAATATGAATTAAGTACGTCCAATTGATGATCCTTGATTTCAATCGATTGACCGGCAAGCGGGTGACCTTTGGGCCATTTAATATGACTGTAACTATCAGATTTAACTAATTCGAATTCAAGACACTGCCCGGGCAAGCGTTGGTCATCAATTTCTACATCGTAACCGTGCGCTTGGACAATAGGTAATAAAATATCTAATAAATTAACGTAAGAACGACCGCCGATATCTGCGAACGACATCTTACCATCCCATCGACCGAGCTTATATGCGGGTGTGTGGCGCGCATACGGTAGAATAAATTCTAACGATTGCACCATCTTGCGGCGGCAGGCTACATCTAAATCGTGAAATCGTATGTTAACTTCGTCTAGGATCTCTAATCTTGTTTTTTGAGTTGTCATTTTTAAAATTTATACAGTTGCATCGTCGAGTCCTGCGATTCTTAATTTAGAAATATGGCCTAACATAAAATTCTTAGCTTCCATACCCTTCGTTATACCTAAATACTTATTTCGTAATAATGCAATTTCATTTATAAGGACTGTTGTATCGATAATACTAGCAACACCGTCGACGTATTTTTCAGCATCTCTGGAACTTAATGCCTTATTATATGATTCTAAGAATTTCTTGAATTCTATGGATCTGTCTTTACGCAACTGTATATTTAGAAATTCCAATACTGCTTCGATTTCCTGTAACTGTGCATAACGTTGCTCTACAATACCTGGTAATTCTGCAGCATGTTTTTCCAGACTTCTGCCCTTCAATGATAATTCACAACGAGCTGTTTCTAACTCTGCCTCGAAATGGTCGATAAAATCTGGAATCAGGCCAAGATTACCTGTAACCTTATAGTACCAGTGACTCACAATTGATGTACCCTTTTAATTGCTATCTCCATTGCTTGTACTAATAGTACAGCTCTCTGAGTCCGTGACATTAACACTCGTTTAATTGCCATAGCACGCTGAGGTATTCCTAGCTCGTCGACTAAAGCCTTATGCACTTTAGTTAGATTTGCAGGCTCGGAAATCCACAATACGTAATCAGCGCCTATAGTTACGTCTCTCATATTTTCTCTAAACTGCTGTACTTGCATATAGGATTTCTGAGCATCTTTGCTATTAATAGTCGAGATCAATGCCTCGCCGAATTCAGTGGCTGTCATTGTCGCTGGACTCGTCATCGAAAGACTCGTCTTCATCGTCGTGTAGGTCAGCAAAATGAGTACGTGCAGCGGCACGAAGTTCTTTATCTAAATCTTCGTCTAATACTTCTTTACTTATTAAACTATATTCGTCGAATACAACAATCAGAATATCTGCTATCTCTAGTCGCTCCTTAGGCTGAATATGGGACTTAATACGCGACCATATTTCCAAAAGTAGTTCATGATTTTCATCCATTTTATTATTCTTCCCCTGTAATGTTTAATTGACTATCCCACATATTCTAAAGTGTGCAAACCTTTTAATTTTAGCATTTTCTCAAGGTCAGCCCATTCTTTACGAAATATTCTATTATGTCTGGCAGATTATTAAAGAATATAAAATTATTCACTAACCGCCTCTTATTCCAGATCTTTTCTAAGTAATCTGTATCATTATACAATGACACTTCTATCCACAAATCTAGTTCCTTGATATAGAAATCTGAACAGTATTTCCCATTACTATACCACTTTTTATGAATTATTTTCAATCCTAATTTCTTTCGGACATGTTCGGATAACCTATCCGGTGATATATCTGACTGTTCGGCAATATCCCTGAGTGTCATCTTCCGAATAATATGCATCTCACTAAATTGTTCAGCAGTTATGTCTTTTATATTCCCGTATGACATTTATTCTTCGTTTTCCGTTTCAATTTTGTCATCTGTTTCGGCTGTAATTGCAGAGTCCTTTACGTGAAATTCTTTCATTACCAAATCCATGATGCCGTCCTCGTTTCTGTTCCACGCTTTTCTAAAATATTTATGAACAACCCCGTCGAGATCTGTATAGCAATATCTATTGCCATCTTTAGTAACAAATTTCTTTTTTTCAATTAAATCAAAAAATCCAGTATACGGGCTCATCCCCGATGAATACGGTATCTGCAGTTCAATATCCTCGAATGGCTTATTAAATCGAGTCTTCATAACTTTGCAGCCGGAGCGGATTCCCAAAACATCTTTTATTTTTACACCGTCTGCATCCTCTTTTAATTTTAATTGCTTCATTGCAACCACAATACTGGAGGCATAAACAATACCGCTACCACCGGAAATCTTATCATCGGGATTGTAGGGGTCGGCCGAACCATAGCTATGATTAGTAGCCACAATGCCAATACCAAGATCGCCGATTAAATTCATACAATTACGCATTAGCGCCATTAATTCTTTCGGCTTTGACCCGAAGTCGCCCTTCATGTCAGAATTTATAAATTGTTGTTGTTGCACATTAGACGACATCATACCAATAGAATCGATAATAAACAAAATCTTCTGCCTATCTTCTTGTGCTTGTGTTTTATATTCTTTAACAAAATCATTAATAATTTTTGCAGCATCATTTATGAGCGATACGTTAAATTTTAATAATTTTTCTTCTGATGTGTCTACACCGAGCGCATGAAGCCATGCTTCATCTAACGCATTTTCTGTATCCATCAAAATACAGTATATTCCCTGTGCTTGTGCATTTTTAATAATATTTCCGGATACAATATAGCTCTTTCCTGAACCGGTTTGCCCTGAAAACATTGAAAATTTACCAAGAGGGATTCCTCTAGTAAAATCCCCTGATATAAGAAAATTTAAAGCGTAATTTCCCGTAGATATCCAGTCATCGGGGCCTGGATCATGAAATCCTGCGCTAATTCCCTCTATAGACTTTGTAATACTCTTTCGAAACTTACTTATATCGATTGCTTTTGCCATATTATATTCCTCATTATCTATTTTATTATATCGTATTTTTCACCAAACAACTGCCCAATAATAAAGTCATATCTTGCAATTTCTTTATCTTTTTCGCACTGATCTAATACGGATTTAGTCAACAAATGATCTTTTAACTTAAAATATGGCACGCCGTCTTTACTATATTTAATAAATTCATAATCATCGGTAATAATTTCTGTAATCATCGTGTCGGATAATTTTCTAAGACAAAGCATCGTTGACATCTTTCCAGTATCATTGTAGTAACTTTCGAAAAAACATAACTTACATTGTTCGTCCCCGAATGTTTCGTATAATTGTTTGTTAAAATACTGTTTCATTTCTTTCCCTTAAAAATTAATTACACCGAAACAAGCAACCCAAAGGTTGCTTATCTCCCTCATTTCTGATTAAGATTGTTTATTTCTCGAGCGCAACATTTGTAAGATTTCCTGTGGGCTCTTTGCTGCTGTGTCTGTTGTTGCTGCAACCGTTTCTTTTATTTCTGCCTTAGGTGTATCTACTTCAAACGGTATCTCGTCATCTGATGTATCGACAACAGGCAATACAATCTTAGGCGTAACATCTGAAGTTGTTACCGGGCGTGAAACACGTTTGCTTTCGCCTGCGTCTGCATCATCTGTCGATGACTCAAATCCGAATGGTTTGAAGTGCTGACTCCAACGTGCTGGGTCATATAATTCACCGTCCAAAGATTCTTGAAACATTTCGAACATAATTGCTAGTTGTTCTGGGCTAGGACGCTTTGGAAGATATGTGGACAGATCAACCGCGCCGTATTGTGCGACTGCTGCTTGCATTTCTTCTGTAAGACTAGATTCTTTACGTGCCCACTTAGATGTACCATAATCAGAATATCCGCCCTTGCTTGTCTTTGACACAATAAAATCTGTACCGTTAATGAAATCGACCGGGCTATATGACATATCCGGATCCATTAATGCGGCTTTGATAATTGCGAAGATTTGTGGGCCAATAATAAATTTACGGATCGGGTTTTCCGGTGCGTCTGTTTCATTAAGGGGGTCTTGCTTCACAAATCCTTGCATGTAATAGGTACGCTTACACCAGTATTTACGAGCTGTCTCTTCAAGTGACTTGTCTTTCCACCACGGGCGAACTTCGTTCAGGATAGGGCAAGTCATTTTGCCATCCCACATTTCAATACAAGGTACTTGAATGACAACAGGCTTGTTTTCGTCCTGACCTTTAATACCAGGGAATGGGAGTTTAATAGTTTGACGCTCGGTCCAGAAAAATGTGTTATCTTCGTTTGCGTCTGGGAGGAACCTGATTGTTGTGGATGTACCTTCTGGTATGTTCCAGTGTGCGTAAGTAGACTTATCGCCGCCTGTGCTGCCGCCTTTACGTGCATCTAATGCTTGTAATTTCTTACGAATTTCATCTAATGTTTTACTCATTTTAAATCCTTTTTAAAACGCGGTTAATTTGCTTTAGCTTTATTTTAACTATGATGCGTTATTTCTTAGTTAACGATGTATTTATCTGTTTTATCGGACAGTTGCACTATTACAGGCAACTAAATGAAAACAGGTTTTCGTCTAACATGATGCTAGTATACGAAAACCTGTTTAGTTTGTCAAGAACTTCTGACTAGATTTGTTAATAATTCGAGTAATCATTTATAATGTATTACTTAAGCCACTTTAAAAACTCTTTATATTTCTGATATTTAAGTGACTTTAAAAACTCTTTATATTTCTTATTCGTGTCCGGATCAGACGCAATTGCTTTTTCTGCTTCTGGCCAACGGCCTTTTATTACATTTCTGGCATATAGATGTGCTGTATCCGGATCAGAAGCAATTACTTGTTCTACTTCAAGCCAACGACCTTTTATTACATCTTTGGCATACCAGTATGCTGTCCACGGATTAGAAGCAATTACTTTTTCTGCTTCTGGCCAACGACCTTTTATTATGTCTTTGGCATAATCGTATGCTGTAGTCGAATTAGAAGCAATTGCTTTTTCTCCTTCTGGGAAACGACCTTTTATTACATCTTTAGCATAATAGTACGATCCTGTCGGACTAGAAGCAATTACTTTTTCTCCCATGGGCCAACGGCC